ATGTGGTTTATTACGATAAACACGCTGGACATGGTATTCAGCACAAAGATAATTTTTACGGCGTTATTAAACAACAAGACGTCGTATTAATTGATTAAACCTAAACCACAACCCATAAACTTACAAACTTAAAACGACAAACAAATTATTAATTAATCCTAAAAAAAATTATTATGAAAGGAGAAACTTATATCTACGCAGTCAATGCTTTGGCTGGAGCAGATGATGGTGGTGTTTTTAAAGCTTCAGATTTTTTGTCAGCAGAGATAGCTAGCGCTAGCACTGTTGAGTTAAGATTTAAGGCCGGAAACAACACTTTGAAAAACGGTACGGTTACATTAACTTTACCAGCTAATCTAGGTACTGAAAGTAAACTAGTTTTTAAAACCATTTGTAAACAAATATCTGGACTATTAAACAAAGCAGATGGAAAAGTATTTGTACTAGCAGATGAAATTAACGGTGTATACATGCGACCATTTACTGGAGCTGTAGCAATCGATGATGTTAACTAATAAAAATCAATAAGATGAACAAGAACTTATATTTTACTATTGGTAGCACTCCATCGGATGCTGCTGATGACGCGTTAATGATAAATGCAGATTTATTTTTAGCAATGGGACCAACTACAGCAACAACTACAAAGATGTATTTCTTAGATAGAGCTAATACAGCTGCTGCAGAAACAATTATAACTTTAACTCACGCTGAAGGCAGAAACATAGACGTTATAGAAGACGTATGCGAAGCTATGGCAGGTGAGCCAAGAGATGGATTTATTGTAATTGCAGATCCAACTAACTCAGAATTTTGTAGCCCGCATATAACGGATGCTGCTTTAACTCAATTATAAACTATTAAAAATTAAGACAATGAGAAATAATTTTCTATATTTTGGAGTTGACGCTGCTGCTACACAAGCTTTTAATGATGTTGACTGTAGTGGTGCTCAAACTTTTCAATTAACAACTGGTGGTTTTGATAACCCAATACCTACTGGTGTAAACTTTTTAGCTAACGGTGGTGCTAAAGTAACAGTAACGGCTCACGCTAACCATGCTTTTGGTTCTGCTTACGGATCACCAGCTGCTGGTACTGAAGTTGATATTACTGCTGCTTGCACATATCATGTTTCAAACGGTACGGTTACTGTTGCTAAAACTGGAGCTAACGGCTTTACAGGTGATGAGTCTACAGCTGCTAATAACGATTTTGACGTAACTCAACTTAAACCTTATGTTGAGGGTAATGGCTATGTATACAACTCTAAGCATTTGAAAGGTATTGCTGTAGCAGGCGCTACTACTACAGCTTTAAATTTTCAAGCTAAAACTGGAGATGCTAATGCTATAGACGTTTTAACCGTAACGCATGGCTCTGCTAAGTTTAAAGAGTTTACAAAAGCATTAACAGATGTTATAGCTGACGACAACAAAGTTTCAGGTATGGTAGTGGTAGTAGATGATATGAGAAGTTTAAAGCTTCCTAACGACGCGTCTAGTATTGCTTCAGTTGCTGGAACTTACGACTCGTAATAAATGAGATTAACTTCTCACGATTTACGTGAATTACAAATCCTAAAGTATTACAGGCTCACTAGAAAGTGGGCTTGTAAGACTTACGGGTTAACAGATGCCGATCTTGAACTTCTAATATTTTTAGATTGTCAAAAGCGGTTTACAAGACAAGAATTTATTGATGGTACTTATACCATGAGCTGGGATAAAACTCGGTGGGATAAACTAAGAAAGCTAGGCTGGATTGAAGTGTGGAGACACAGGAATAGAACGACTATTAAATACTCAATATTTAAGACATCGTTTAAATGCAGTCAATTAATAAGTAGAATATACAGGATACTATTAGGTGAAGAAGATATGCCTGTTTCAGAGAGAAGTGTATTTTACAATAACAAATCATATACAGATAAAGTATTTAACAAGGCTATAGACGATATGATAAAAGATAAAGATAGATAATGGGATTTAAACTAGGTAAAGGTAGAACACCAGTAGCGGTAAATGGGCAAATATCAAAGAAAATGAGGTTTGGTCAAGAAGCCGGAGACGCTGACGTATCTGTACCTGGAACACCTATTATTAGAAAACCGCTAGAGCCTGGCGTTATGGGTGAAGCTAATATGGATGGCAGCATTTACATTAGCGACCAAATACAGCCTGGCAGCGATATAGAGAGACAAGTGGTCAATCACGAGATGAGACACTCTACAGACATGAAGACTGGTAAATTAGAGTATGGTGATGATTACGTTAAGTGGAACGGCAACACTTACCCAAGACAAACTATCAACGGTAAAGATATGATAATAGTTGACGGTGTAGCTAAAGAAGCTGGAGACGGTGGATTTCCTTGGGAAAGAGAAGCAAACAACGGAAACGCATATGGTTAATAATATATTAAGTGGAGTTTTAGGTAAGGTCTTAGATAATGCAGAAGGCATACTAGATAAAGTTATCACAACAGACAAGGAGCGCGATGAGGCTAAGGCTAAGATAAAGCAAATGCTTTTAGATAGTGAGGCTAAAATGCAAGAAGAAGTTACAGCTAGGTGGAAATCAGACATGCAGTCTGACTCATGGCTTAGTAAATCAATACGCCCGCTAGTATTAGCTTGGCTAGTAATATGCACAACACTGCTAATTTTTATTGATGCAGGTGTGATTATGTTTAATGTAGAAGACAAATGGGTTGATCTTTTACAATTAGTATTAATAACAGTTATAGGTGCCTACTTTGGTGGACGCTCATACGAGAAAATAAAAAAATAAAATGGGAATTAATAATACACAAACATCATACGCTTTTGGACAGCTAGGTAGTGTTTATACTACAGCTAGTAGTCATGCTATTAAACCACCAACAGACAAAGTATTTGTAGCAATAACAATGCTTGCGGACACTGTATTTGATGCAACAGGCGGTTTAATCGCCGACATACCTATTACTGGGTCTGATCAGTATATTGGAACAGATCAACCAGCCCACGATTTAGACGCTGGCCTTGAAACTGCAGACGAAGGTTCTGGTGGTAAAGTTGTTGATTCAGTAACTTTTCCAAAGGGTATTACTATCTACGGAAGATGGACTGAAATCGACGTAAACAGTGGTTCAGTTGTAGCTTATATAGGAGCATAATGCTAGGACTAGGAAACAGCATAACAGGTGGCGCTAGCACGGAGTCAGTTCTTGATCTATCTTCTAAAGTTTTTCATGTTTCTGGGTTTAACGTAACGTCTTCTACTGTAAGTGGTCAAGAACTAGTAAGCGCTATGCAAAACTTAGCTAAGGGTAGTAGTATAACTGTAGGACAATCTGTAGACAATAAAAAACCTATTCACGACATAGCTGGTAAAGGAGTTCATTTTCCTTTTACTTCTGCTTCTGGTCAAGTAGATCAACTAGATCTTAGTAGTGCTATTACACTAACCGACGCGTTTACGATATTTTTTGTATCAAAACAATCAACTCCAGACGAGCAAAGCAAAGCTTATCAATTTGTAACTGGAAGTTTTACAGACACTAATAATAGATCTTCTATATTTTTGTTTACAGAAGAAGACGACGGTTCAGACCCTTACTTTAATATAAAATCAACTCAAGGCGGAACTAGTGATGAAATAGGTATAGAGCAATTTCAAGAAGGCATACCTTCAAATGCAAAAACTTTTATCTGTATAACTAAAGACGCTGGAGCGAACGCTACTGTTAAAGTATATCAATCAATAGCTTCCTCATTTACAGAAGAAATGGAGGACAATGACTTTGATGCTAATGTAGATTTTGTAATAGATCAAATAGGTGGTTTTGAACCTTTTATAAATCCAAGCGGTGGTACTAATGTGCCACAAGGTAATATGTATCTTTACGAGCTAGGAGTATACAATGTAGCTTTAACAGAAGCACAAGTTAAAGAAATATCTGACAATATGATCTCTAAGCATAGCATAGATTAACAATTAACAATTAACAATTAAATTAAATTAAATTATGGCAAAAAGAAAGACGGCAAAGGTCAAAGACCTTAGGCCAAGTAAAATCAATGATGAGCAATTAACAAAACTTCAAGGTATTGTTTCTGCAATAAACGAAAGTCACGCTAACTTAGGTAGGCTAGAAGTACAAAAACACCAATTGCTTCATCAAAACGAACAGCTGCAAGGAGCTATTAAAGAGCTTCAACAAACTCTTGAAGATGAGTACGGTACTTGCAATATAGCTATTCAAGATGGTACTATAAAATACGAAGAAGATGAGCAAGCTGATTCGTAAGATTACAATAGGAAAAGACTACAAAATTGACGCCATGCACTATTCTGTTAATCAGGAAGTGTATGGTGGTCATACTATTTGTGATATAATAGAAGAACAAGATAAATACTCTATATACATTAGAAAAGGAAAAGACGTGCTGCCTTGGAAAGACTTCAACAAAAACATGGCTGTATCTGTTGAGTATAACTTAGAATATTAGTGAAAGCACCATTTGATTTTGTTATTGAGCCTAAAGGCGAAAGATACAACAACTCTAAAAAAGTTGGAGATAAAGATCTTATTTTAAATACTGAGATATTTAATCATCAATACGTAAACAGAAGCGCTATTGTTAAGGCTGTACCCACTGCTTTTAACACTAAAGTAAAAGTAGGTGATGAGGTTATAGTACATCACAACGTGTTTAGAAGATGGCACGACCAGCAAGGTAACGAAAAAAATAGCAGAAGTTATTTTGATGAAAAAACTTATATAGTTAAAGAAGATCAAATATTTCTTTATAAATCAAAAGATAAGTGGAAAGCTTGCAATGGGTATTGTTTTGTTCAACCGATTAAGCAAAGAAACAATTTATCAGAAGATGTTGAAGAGCAGTGTGTTGGTATTGTTAAATACACTGATGGAAATAATAAGGTAGGAGAACTTGTAGGTTTTACGCCTTTCTCTACGTACGAGTTTGTTATTGATAATGTTAAGCTTTATAGAGTTTTAAACAAGTTTATTACAATTAAATATGAATATCAAGGAGACGAAGAAGAGTATAATCCAAGCTGGGCATAGAGCAGTTGAAGAACTTATCAAGGTTGCAAAAGAAGCTATTGTTGATAGTGGTGATGATATTACTGCTGACAGACTTAAAAACGCCGCTGCAACGAAGAAACTCGCTATATTTGATGCATTTGAAATACTTAACAGAATACAAGAGGAGGAGGCGCTACTTGATGGAAAAGAACCTGAAGAGAAGAAAGAGCGTGTATTCAAAGGATTTGCTGAAGGAAGATCTAGATGAGTTATAAGCAAACGCTATATAAGATAATAGAGCCTGTAAAAAGAACTACTATTAGCCGAATGAATAAAGGCAACAAGTGGAAGTACGGTTATGATAAAGATCACGATATTGTAGTCATATCCAAAACAGGTAAAATAGGAGATATATACGAAATACAAGGTTTAAAAATAGCTCTACCTAAAGCTCCAAAAACAGCGCACGCTAATGAAGATAACAAGTGGCGTCAAATAGAAAAGCCGAAAGTTCTTGAAAAAATAAAAACTATATTTGATTGGCGAGCTTATCCTGAAGAGCAAAAAGAACAATGGTACGATTATATAGATGAAGAATTCAAAAGACGTGACGAGGGTTTCTGGTTTCAAAATGCTAGTATTCCAACTTATATTACAGGAACTCACTACATGTACCTCCAATGGTCTAAAATAGACGTAGGCGCTCCAGACTTTCGTGAGGCTAATAGATTATTTTTTATATTTTGGGAGGCTTGTAAGGCTGATAAAAGATGTTACGGTATGTGCTATCTTAAAAACAGACGTTCTGGTTTTTCTTTTATGAGCTCTGCTGAAACCGTTAACTTAGCTACAATATCGAGTGATAGTAGATATGGAATACTATCT